GTGGTAACACCATTATTGGTAATGGTGATTGGTCTGGTTCTCCAGTTTGGTTTGGTGAGTCATATAACTTCCGATATAGATTTACCCGTTTCAAACTTTATAAAGAGATAGGAGGAGGAAAGGCAGCAGCGAACGTAGAAAGAACACAGGTTCGTAATGCGAAATTGCGTTATCACGAGACGCATTATTTTGAAATTCATGTGTTCCCTGAAGGACGGGATGTAGGTAAATATAAATTTGACGGAACAATTCTTGGTTCTAGGAATTCGACGTTAGGAACAGCATTGCCAAATGGATGGGATTCTGATGATGAAAGATTTTATGAGGGTGTATTTACTTTTCCAATCATGAGTCGAGGTGAACGATGTATGGTTGAAATTCATAACGATACTCCTCACCCCTGTAAGTTTTCTACTTGTGAGTGGGTTGCATTAATTACAAGTAAGGCGAGGTCATTAAGATGAAGTTTATTAAACAGGAAGATGTTACTGGTGACATGGTTCTGGATATAGGATTCAATTTAAGAGAAAGTGATGAAATTGAGGTTCAATTAAGTCATGGAATGTCTGGTCTAAACGCTTGCATGGACAGCTATTGTCATAGTTCTATGTTTCAAGTTTTTGCTGGTGATGATGGAACGCCTGTTGGTATAACTGGAATGTGGCATAACTCAATTTGGTTATTAGCAACTGATGGATTAACTGCTACAAAAAGTCATCGTTGGCAATTATGCACTTTAGCTAGACAATGGGTAGATCTCTGCGTGGCCGAAGTGGGTGAAACTATTGGAAATTACGCTTATTCTGAGAACAAGAAATCTCTTAAGTGGTTGAAACATTTAGGATTCACGGTTGGAGAACCAGAACCTTACGGAGTTAAGGGCGCATTGTTCTGTCCGTTCTGGAGGAGTCCATCATGACTACTATGGCTCCTTGGATGGCTGCGATGGGCGGTCCTGTTGGACTTGCTTTAGGTGGAGCTCAGATTGGATTAGGTCTTCTTGGTGGTGCTCAAAAAAGGAGAGCACAGAGACAAGACTATGCAAATCAGGTTGCGTTTCAGGATGCAACGTCTGAGTTCAACGCATGGCAAGCAAATCAAAATGCTCAGATACAAGATCTAAATAGTGATTATCAATATTTTGCTGAGACTGTTAATTACAACAATCAATTAGCTCAAGTTCAGTCCAATAGGAATTATGAATTTGCCAGAGAATTAGCTCAAGCTGAAGTTGTTACTCGTACTAGAACAGCAGCTCAAGCTGAATATATGGTTGATGCTGATGCAATATCAGCTCAATTACAAGAAAGAGGGATGCAAGAAAGCATGGCAATCATGCAGCAAAAACGTAGAGCTTTACAGGCAAGTTCTGCTGTACGAGCAATGGATACAGGAGGACAAGGTTTAGCAAGAAGAGAACGTGATTTTGCTTTCCAATTAGGTGAGTACACAGCCATATCACAAATCAATGAAGGGATTAGGAATAGACAGTATCGAAGAGA